AGTGACAATGGCAGGGCCACTACCAGGTAGGGTCGAGCTTTTTGTTAAACAACTTCACAAGGTAAAGAATGGGGAATCTAGTCCTGAAGAGTTGGCTTTGTTTGGGTTTAATCAAATGAATGTTTTGAATCCATTATTAGTAGGTAGGGGGGATGCAGCTTTTAAGGCTGCTGCTGCAATCAATGCAACCAATCTTTTTTATATTCGGCCTGTTCTCAATTATTTGGTTCTTCACTCGTTACAAGAGGCAGCGAATCCAGGATACTTTAGAAGGCAAGAGAGAAGACTTAACAAAGAGGGAAGAGATTTTTTAATCAGACCGCTATAGGGGAAATGAAATGACAGTATCAAACAGCACATACAGAGTCAGTTACAACGGGAACGGAAGCACTACAAGCTTCTCTATTCCGTTTTACTTTATCAATAATTCTGATTTGTTAGTAACAAAGCAAAACACCGATGGAAGTGAAACCGCTTTTGTTCTTGGTACTGACTACAATTTAACAGGTGCAGGTGATTTGTCTGGTGGCACTTTAACAACTACCGCAATCTTAATAACTAATGAGAAAATTACTATTGAGAGAGATGCTCAGTTTACACAGTCCACCGACTATGAGCCTTTTGGAAGATTTCCAGCGGAAACGCTAGAACAAAATATTGATAAGCTCACAATGTTGTCTCAACAAGTAAAAGCATTGACTGATCGGGTTCCTTTGCTTGATAAAACTACAAGCTTTTTAAACCGATCCATTGCAGAGCCAGTATCAGGGAGCTACTTAATTTGGGGAAGTAGTGGTGATATTGAAAGTGCTGTTGGCTCAGTAAACACTAGTACATACACTTTCCCCGATGCTTCCGCTGTAAGTAGGACAGTCACAAATAGACTTTCCGAAAAGGTATCTGTTAAAGATTTTGGAGCTGTTGGAGACGGTACAACTGATGATACTTCAGCATGTCAGTATGCTTTAGACAATTATGATCACGTTGTTTTCCCAGAAGGGTCTTATGCAGTCACAAACTTAACGACAACTAGAGCGCAGCAAGTAGTTGAATTTAGTAATGCACAGTTAAAAGGAATTGCATCAAGCTCTACCACTGCAATTTTTAGAATCAGAAAGGCTCAATCTGTTTTTTACAACTTAAATGTCAACGGAAACTACAACACAAATTACACTGCTGCAATTCGCATAGATGCTGCCAGTGGTTCGGATTATCCGGGCAAGTGTGCTTGGTTTAACACTAGAGTTTATTCTTCATTGATTGGTATTTTAATTGGTGACATGACTAGCCCTGTTGATGCCCCTGTATCTGAGAATCATTTTATAGGGGGAGACTTTAGAGACGTAGAAAGAAACTTTGTTTGTTATCAGCCGAATGGTTTTACATTTATTTCAAACATGACTCTTGATTGCCAAAGGTATGAGTGGGAGCTAGTTAGTCCAGGTTCTTTTTCTTACAGTCGTTCTTGTTCGATTGAGCTGTACGAAGGTTGGATGCAATTCACAAACTGTTCATTGATTAAAGCTCAAACACCTTTAGGCTATCTGGTGGTAAATGGAAATTCAACTGCTGGCGTCGCTGGCACTTTAGTCTTTAGTGACTGCCAAGCTGAAGCTGCTTGCCCTCATTTTTTTGGTTATAATGAAGCGCAGTTTACTATAAACGGGTGGCGCACTAATTGGTTCAATAATGCTACTGGCCCTTTTATACGGGTAGATAACGGATCTAGTGGAAACTTGGTAGCTACAAATCTTTACTACACTAGAGCTAGTGCTGCTGCTGCTGAGGCTTTGATTGATAGCACAACAGCAGAAGGATGGTTTTTCCATTTTGCTAATTGTGAATTTCAGGAACAAAACATTGGATCACTTTTAGAAGGCCCAAGAGGGGCATCAACTCTGTCACAAGTTGAGTTTGTAAATTGCTATACAAATGACACGACTTATGGAAAAGTTCTTTTGGACACAAGTAATATCAACATTGACCCAGGATTGATAGAGCTTCCTGTCGGTGGAGTAGGATCTGCCCCTCCAGCTGCACAATGGCAAACTACCGTTGGTGGTACTTCTATATTAGTTCAGACTGATGCAGGAACAGAGCATAACCAATGTATCGACATGATAGCTGGAGCTGGAATAAACCAATTATTTTCTTGGCCTGCTGCTGGCAAAACGTGTCCATATCTTAAAGAAACGGGAATACTAGAATTCTGGCAAAAAGCTATTGCTGGTGCTAATGGGTTCAATGCTAGTATTATAATGTACTACGATGATTCAGGTACTAACTTAGGAAATTATACTTTGACTGATGGAACTGGCGGTATTGGGAAGATCGCTAACGGGAACACTTCCGCAGTCGATTGGCATAGAGTTCAGATAGTTATTCCAGGTTGGTATCCAAAAGCAACAAAGATAGGCTTTGAATTTAGGCAACAAGCAACTTCCCAGCAATGGAAAATTGCTGGTGTTAGAGTTTTTTAAAGGGGGAAAAATGAAAAAATTATTGTTTATATTGGTTTCTGTAAATGTTATGTGTTCTGACATTGTAACCATGAGCATACCAAGGATGCTTTTACAATCTGGAGCTGCTTTTACAAGCTTGAGCAATTCAGGGTTGACTACAGCGTTTTTGGATTGTGGTCGTAATGACATGGTTACTTACTCTGTTCGTCTAACATTTTCCACAACTGGGAAAGTTGCATTGTGTCCTTCTGATGCTTCTGGTCTTTGCACAAGCGCAGGAGACACAACAGAAACAAGCGCAATCAGTTTAAGCTCTGGAGATATTATCTGGCTTGGCTACAGTCCAAGTCTAAAAAGCTATGTACCTTCTGAGGTAACAACATTTACTAAAATCGATGGAAGCTTTGTTGCTAACCGCTGGTGTGCTCGTGAGGACTTTTTGAAATGAAACTTTTATTGATTTTAATTTTTGTCAGCTCGACTTTTAGTTTTGATATTTTTGAAAGATTTATGCCGTTTTCAGGTACGGTAGATACTTCGTTATCAATAAACTCAACTGGAAGTTCAACATGGAACAATCTTAATGTTACGGGAACGCTCACGGGAGCAAATGTAAACCTAAACTCTGGAAACATTGACGGAATAGCAATAGGGCAAACAACACCATCTAACGCAATATTTGGAATTACCACATCAACCACGGCGTACATAACCACTATGAACGCCATAAATGCAAACATAACCACTATAAACGCCACAAATGTAAACGCCACAAGCATAACCAAGGCAGCATTCAACACCCCAACGATCACGCTATCCCAAGACACTGATTTTGTTCTTTCAGGTGGTGTTAATGGTTTAAGTGTTGACGGCACCACTTTTAGCGTTGATGGATTAAACAATAGAATAGGAATTGGAATTTCTTCTCCAACTGCCCCATTGGACTTCGGCACAAATTTTTATTCTGGAACTCCAAGCACAGCATCTCAAGCAATTAATAAAATAAATTTATTACCTACTGGAGGGAATCCTCTGTACGGACTAGGAATGTCAAGCAACTCTCTAAATATAGTTGCTGGCGAAGCATCTGGAAAGATAACACTTTGGACTGGTGGAATAAATGCTAATGCAACATTGGAGTCAGACGGTGGTTTTGTTGTTGGTTCCACTTCCACAAGCTACGAAATAGAAGCAGCCACCGGGCAAGTCGCAGGAGCAGGAGCTTATGTTAATACTTCTGACAAACGCTTAAAGAAAGATGTTGAACCGATCCAAAATGCCTGTGCGAAAGTCATGCAGCTTGAACCAGTTCTTTATAATTGGAGGACAAGATTTACTCCAGAAGATAAGAAAATAGTCCGTTCTGTGAATTTCTATGACTCTGTGACCAAAACTATTGAATTAACAAAGTTAGTTTCCATTGATGGAGAAAAATTTGTCACAACAGTTCCCGAAGTAATCACTGAAAAGGTTATGAAAAAGTCTGAGTTTACAAATAACCGACTCAGAGAAATCAATCAGCCTCATGGTCAAAAGGACATTGGATTCTTGGCACAAGATGTTGAAACATTGTTTCCCCAAGCTGTGAGTATTGATGAGAGAGGGAAGTATCTTCTTGCATACTCCAAATTCATACCGTTGCAGACAGCATGTATTCAGGAGCAACAACAAGAACTCACAAACTTAAAGGTAAAACTTCAGAGTATTGTTGCTCGTCTGGATCTGCTTGAGAGGCAGTAATGTCAGAAGAAAAAGAAGGAAAAACAATCATAACACTTGAGAAGCTTTCCCTCATTATGGGCATGTTTATCATGGTTGCTTCTCCTGTCACTTTTCTTTACATGCACAAGCTCGATAAAGCGGATTTTAAAGAATACCGGCTTGAAATGAAAAACGAATTACAAGATACAAAAAAACAAGTTAATCAAATATCTGAAAATGTTGTGTGGATTAAGGCCACACTAGCGGAAAAAGGAAGAAAGGAAAACTGATGGGATTATTTAGTAGACTATCACCTGAGAGAATTGCAGCGAGACTAGTAAGAAAAGGTCTTGACCATATCGACGCAAAGATTGATACAAAGGAAGAGCGTAGAGCATTAGCTGAGAAATTTGCAGAAGCGCACAACTTACCAATACTAGATGAATCTGAAGAGATTGCAGCAATCGAAAAAGGTTTTGAAATGATCCACGAAGGCTTTGAGCATTTAGATAAAATACTGGATGCCTTAGACTAATATGAATCCTAAAATCTGGGAAGAGATTTTCAAGAACGAAGGTGGACTCTATTTTAGAGATGGACTTCACACGAAGTACGGGATTGCTTTTGAGCATAACGTGAATTACCTCTCACCTTTCGAAATCACTGAACCAGAGCAAATCAAAGACTTGAAGAAAGAAGAAGCGGCAGAGATTTACAAAGTTAAATACTTGCCAAAATCAAAAGCAGACAAGCTACCTGATAACCTGGCATACACTCACTTGGATTTTTTTATCAACAAGTGGACACAAGCAAACAAGACACTGCAGGAAGTTTGCAACGATGTGTTATCTACGAAGCTTGATATTGATGGAATCCTTGGCCCGAAGTCCATGAGTGCAATTGCTATTATGACAAGCGGATACCCGGACGAGATTATCGCTGACTTGTACAACTTCAAGCGTATTCAGTTCTATCACGAGATCTGCCAAAGAAAGCGCAAAACTTTTGGTTACGATAAGAACTTCGTGCTTGATTTGTACGCAAGTTGGCTACGACGATGCAGGAGACTTGCTTAAATTCTTCTTAAAAAGTTCTCGATTGAATGAAGCGCAACTTGTGGAGCAGTGTTCTTGCTTTGCCCATTGACAAGGTTCAATTCTCACTTTCTTTCCGTTTCTTGTGGTAATCGGCCAAGGAAACTCAAGCCCACAGTATTTGCACCGCTTCTTGTCAGGTAGTCCTTGGTTCTTTGATCGTCCTCTTGCACTACATTCTTTTGAGCAGTAAGCCTGATTTTTGTATGGAATCTTTACGTCACAGCCAAGAACAGAGCAAATCTTATCTGATGTCTGGCTTCTTTCTGTGCTCTCAAGTCCTGCAATAACTTCTGAGCGTTTTTCTTTCAGAGTCTTACTCAGATGCTTCTTGAACTTTTTGACTTCCTCAATCAGCTTTATTTCCATTTCTCTTGCCAGTTTCAAGTTAGCTTTTGGATCTTTGAAAGGCTCCCATGATTGATGCACACAGCCACCAAGAATTGTTTTCTGGTAAATGAATTGCATTCTTTCTGGATCAAAGTTCAGTCCCTTAATTCTGGCGAACTCTTCCATATCTTGAAAGCTCCACAAACCAGCATCGCAATAGTGCTGAACCATGGTTCTTAAACTCTTGCAATCACTGAGCAAGTCTTGCAGTTTTCTTATGCTCATTTTTTTACCTCAAAGATTTCCAAGCATCGTTTGCATTCTGCTTTTGTTTGAAAGTCATAGTAGTTATGGATTCCATGTGCGCAATTTGGGCATCTTGGTCTTTTTGGTTTTGGTTTTTCTTTCACTTCTCCCCCTTCGCTTTTTTATTTAACCAATCTACAAAATCAGCAACTTCATGCCCTTCGCTGAAATCGTGAGTCATTTCTGAAAATTCACGCATCATTTCAAACGCTATCTCCGCCTTCCTCTTTTCGTCGAGTCGTGGGAGGTTGTTCGGCACAAAAACGCAATTTACTTTTTGATCAAATTGAGTTCGTGTACCTTCTATATAGGTTGTAATTTCATATATCCATCCTCCTTCAACTTTTAACCTTTTCGTAGTTGAAGCTGGAACTTGAAGATTTTCACCATCCACTAGTTCAAATTCACTCATTCGAAACTCCCTTGATTTTCTTTTTACAGCTCTTTAGTGCTTCACTAACATCATTGACACACTTCTCACAATTCCAAAGGGTATAATATGGCGTTTCAGTAAGAGTTAAATCTCCATGGCATATCCAGCATTTTGGCGTTTCTTCACTCACTCGATAACCTCCCGAATCTTCTCAACAGCATAGCGAACTCCATCGTCCCAAGAGTCATTGAATTGTTCATCTGGAAGTGAGTCATTTACACTCATCCACTTTCCGAATTTTGGTTTATACATCACTCACCCCCAAGTATTTGACGAAGCTCATTCAACTCATAAGCTATCGTTTCAGAATTTCTTATAGTGTCTTTTGGTATTTCAAGTTCGATACTTTCCAACAGCCCCAAAGCCCTTTCCCTGTCGAAACAGGATTGATCTGTAATATGTCTTTTTAGTTGTTCTTTATAGATTGTGTCCCATCCGCAAGTGGGACATTTAAACACTTGATTATTCGGTTTTTCCGAATTTTCTAATACAAGCTTCTGGGGGCTGTTTTCGTAGGTGATTGATTTATATTTACTCATGCCCCAATATAAAATATTTCTCCCATTCCAGTGCTCACCATTCAAACTTTTTACTGGTTTTTCAGTAAATGAATACAAGCGACCACTTTTACTTCTCGCCAACCAAAGGCAATCCTCTTCCTCACTCGTTGCGCTTTCTGCAACAACTGACTGAGACAAATCTGATGCTGTTTTTGTCTCAAGGTCTTGGACTTTATCTTCCAATTCTACGACTCGATCTGCTATTTCATTTAACCATCTTCTCAAGCACTCTATTTCAATGCTCATATCAAAACCTCCAAAGCTTTCACAAAACCTCCCTCTCTTAACATAATCTCGATTATGTGCAGTTAAATTCGTTTCTTTTCAAGAGTGAATCCGCAGCTGTCCAAAAATAAAGCAAGGCTTTCAATATCAGCATCGATTTCCACTCCATCTTTTGAGAAGGCAATATTGCCCAGGGTATTCTCATCGTCTGGGTAGGTGAAGATCAATTCTTCACCTGATCTGAGCTTTCCACTTATTGAGTCAAACTCGTGTTCAATTTGCATTTTTAACTCCATACATTCTCTTTTCAAAATCTGTCATTTGACGGACAGTACAATTGGAGCTATAAGATTTTTCGTCTCTAAAAATGGGAATGTCTGTGTGAATACTCATTGAGTCTTGTTTCCTTTTCTCGCTCCGTTCTTTTGCAGTAGCCCTGGATGAACAGGACAAACTGCAATATTTGCGAACTTTCCACAAAGAAGGGGGTATCAAGCTCTCGATCCCTCTGTTGTTATAGGTTGGTCTTCTAAACTCTTTCCCACAATGCTGGCATTTTTTCTTGTATTTGGAAGAATCAGTGCCAATTTTCTTGTCTGCCCCCATGCAAATACGAGAGCAGTATTTTTGTTCCTTAAATCTTTGAGGTGACTGAGTTCTTTTGTAAATCTCGCCACAATAAATACATTTCTTAGTTTCCGTTTTGGTAATTTGATCTTCAATGTAGTTCATATCAAACCTCACTTATAATTCACAATGTCACGAATGGCCTTGATATAACCATCCGCTTCGATTCTTTCTTCGTACTCCTTGGAGTTCTCAAGCTTGTACCAATTCTCGTAAAGTTCTCTGGCTGTTGCTTCATTGAACTCTTCTTCTAAATCAATAAATTCTTCGCCACAACATCCTCGACTTTCCCACTCGGCAGGTGATTCCCTTGTTTGGGCATAGGTTTCTACGGATTCGCCTGTTGTGATCTGATCGCATTCATCACACAACAAAATGAATTCTACTGGTGTTTTCCTTCTCATTTCTCTCCCTTGCAAATGAAAACCCCCCGACAAGTTGAACACCGCTAAGGATTGCCAGGGGGCGGACTAGGAACAAAGCCTAGCGTAGATATTGTTTTGTTGGTTGCGGTGTTCAGTCGCTTGTTTAATTAAATCATGGTTAGGTTATGGTTTCAAGTTCAACTTCCCAACGGCAGGAAAGATTGTCTTCGTATCTCTTCAAAGCATGAGTCTCAAAGACTAAGCTATCATCTCTCCAGAACTGCAACTTTGTCATGCAGTCCATAATGTTCTTGAGTAGGTTGTCCAGATCTGGCTTCTTGATGTGTGGGACTTGTCCAAGCTCCATCAAAGCCCGATTCTTCTTGCTTGTACTCTTAGGTATAGGCATGTAGCAAATCACCTTGAGTTTCACTCCGCACTCGATAGGAGAAGGAGGAACATGCTCTTTCAAGTAGAACATGATGAACTCCTCCTCTGAGCGTTGTTCTTTGCTCTTGTAAGCTTTGGCAAATCCTCCTCTGTTGGAGAATCTCGCTCTTTTTTGAGGTGCTGGCACCAATGGGATTGTTATTTTCATTTATTTCCTTGCAGTAAAAAGCCCCCACCAGAATTGTGAAGCGCAACATCCGAATAGATGAACTGGCAGAGGCTCAATTGATTATAACTTATTTGCGATTCCTCTTACGATTAAAAGAATCATGATAAAGACTAGGAACACCTGATAATGTTTGAGACTTAGGTTTTTCAATTTCTTCATCGTCAAAATCCTTTATTGTCGCAATCGCTATCAGATTGCCCTGGTACTTCCTGATCTTTCCGTCGTAACTTATTTCCATTAGCATATTCTTTTTCGATCCTTTCCCACATCGGGAGTGTTAAAAACTTCTGCTCATCTTCGTGGTACTTGAAAATTGTACCACCGAATTCATCACGTATTGTCCAGCCGTGGTATGGTTCTTTGATTGTCACAGTCCTGCCTCCTCTAAAATCCAAGGCTTTATTTTATCAAGAGAAGCAGAGGATTCCTTCAAAGGCCAGTGATTTTCTTTGATTGAATGGATCACTTGAGGAAGTGTTTCACTCAAAAGAATCTCGCCTCTGTTTACAAGCCTTGCAGGGAGCACTTGATAGAAGATATTGACTGGTGACTTCTTGGTCACAGCAAGGAAGATGAAAGCCTTGGGCGGTCTTCCAAAATGAGACTCAAAGACTTTACTGTACCAAGCTTGCTGTAAATCGTATTTGAAGTCTATGCAAGCTTCAAGAAACTGTTGTTCGTTCCATGCACTCGTTGACTTCAGGTCAAGAATGCAATCGTCGAAGATGCAATCAAACCTAGCTTTGACTGGCACACCGTCGATTTCAGAATAAATACTGACTTCGTTCTGTCCTTCTTCAAACCATTTTTGAAAAGGGGATGCCTGAAGGATTGCCGACTGCTCATTGATGATTGAATCAACAATTGTTTTGTCGGCATTGTCAGCTTTCCAGGCTTTACCTTCCTTGCTTGCAAGGCTTAATCCCTCTGGCTTGATGCAATACTCCTCTGAGAACCGATCAGGCTCCAGAATCTTTGCATGAAGTGCATCTCCTTGCTTGAAGGCTTCGTTCTGTACTTCTGGTAGTTCGATGTCTGACCAGTAGCGAACTCCTGCTATGAATGGATTATCAAGATATTGCTTCATCATGCTGTTAGATACAGCTCTCCTGCTGTGATACTCTTGGTTTGTATCTTGTACAATAATCATTTCCACTCCGCTTCGTCCACAAGCTTGCTCAAAGCTCTGAGTTCTGAATCCTTCCACATTCCAGGGTCATCCCCGTAGCACCCAACTTCCGCAACTGCTGAAGTTAAATCAAAACCCTTTTCCTTGGCATCTTCTGCAATGAATTTGAATTCTTCCACTCGCTTTTTGTAGCCTTTGGGTTTCTTGGGCTTCTCTTCAGATGGTAGAACATAAGCTTCTACTTGCTTGGCTTTTTTTTCCTCAACTGTTTCCTTTTTGGAAATTGTTGGAAGGGCAGAGTCCAAGGCTATCTTGATCTCATTCTGAGCTGGTGCTGGCTCATGTTGGATCGGCCCCATATCTTTAAATGATTCTGTTTCCTGAGCTTCTTCTGTGGTTATTAGTCCCATGAGTGCATCAGCGAACTGTGTACGCAATGCCCAAGTTCTTGCTCTGTTTCTGAGCATCTTTCTGGGGTATTGTTTCCAGGGCCCTGTCTTTCCCCAGAGTCCTGCAATCTGTGCATCCTCTTTGCTGAATGTTTCTGTTACTGGAGGCTTACCTTTTCTTTTTACAGTACACATAGCTTCCCATGATTCCTTGTCGAAGGATTCCTCGATACCTTCATAATCTGGGTGAGACTGGCATACTGCTACAAGACCATCGCCCCACAGACTAGGGCGTCCGTTTATTACAGAGATATTCTGAACTGATTGAAATGGGTTCAGCCCTATTTGCTGTCCCATGCTCATGGCGATAAAAATATCCTCAGCGGATTTGTGACCAGCTTTGAAGCTAGTCTTTGAAATAATGTCGGCCAGTTTCCATGCTTGGCCTAAGTTGTTTGGCTTAAACTCGGACAATTCAGTCCAAGTCTTGCCGATGATTTCTTTTCCTTTTGTTTCACTCATTTCTTTCCCTTTCCTTGCGTTGCCTGTCTCAATAACAGGTTAATAGTTTGGTTGATTGATCTCTCGTTGCGCTCTGCGAGCTTCCTGATTTTTTCATATGTCTCAGTTTCTACTCGCAAAGCGAAGTTTACTTTGCTCATTAATCTAGCCTCCTTGCGTGCTGATATGCTTTGAGAAGTGTGTCAAAACTCCTCTTTATTGTGTGGTCACTCTGCTTCCAGAGCACCACATTCCAGGTGAATTGACCGTCCCGAAAGTGCTTTAGTTGCACTGTGGGAGTTAGGTTGATAGTTGCGCTTAATTGTCCAATTGAATTGGTGTGTTTTTTTACATTCATTTTCTTTTCCTTTCCTTGCTTTTGGTTTGTTGTTTTGGTTTCCAAGACTCCCGAAGGAGTTTCGCCTAGATCCCTCAAGGCTCGTCAGTTGGATTTATCTTTTATTGCCCCATTCTTTTGCCTTCTGTGATATTTTTTTCACTTGATCTTCGGTTAAAACTTTGCAAGCCTCACCAATAAAATCTAAAAAAAATTGTCTTGAGCCTTTTGGATCGAAGGGCATTTCCTCGGTAATGATGTCTAATTTTTTTCTTATCATTTTATTACCCCTTACTTGGTGGTGTACAAGGCACCACCGTGACAAACTTATCGTGGATTGATTCTGGCAATTCGGTCAATACAGTTGCGTTGATATAATTGGCTACTTCTGTGGCCAAATCTTTCATGGTATGCACTTTACCGTACAAATTAAGTAGATTTCTAATCAGTTTCAGTTCATCTTGTGCGTAAACATTGCTCTCAATGTGAGAGCACATAGTCACTGCGTAGTGACCTTCCCATTTAATTGTTTCCATCTCAATTCCTTGCGTTAAATCCGTTGTGGATATTTTTATAATAACCTCAATCTGATATCATTGCAATACTATTTGAAATTATTTTTAGAAATAAAAAAGCCGTTGATTTCAAATGTGGCTCAACGGCTAAAGCCTCTGTACAGTCGACTAACGATTGTTAGTGACTCAGAACGGAATTTCAGAATCGTCCACGTCGATGCTTGAAACGTCTACTGTTGGTTTTTTCTGAGGTTTCTGTGCCTTGGGCTTTGATCCAGAATTGCTATTCTTTCCAGGGGGGAACTCGAAACGATCAATAATCACGCCAGTGGAAAACTTCTTTTCCCCGTCTTTCTCCCATGTGTCCGTCTTTATTCTTCCCTGTACCTGGATTCCATCACCTTGTGATAGGTACTGGTCTATAATTTCCGCAGTCTTTCCAAAAGCAGTACAGCGCACAAACTCTGGATCGTCATCCTTTTTGTATCCATCCAAAGCAATCGTAAACTTTGCAATCTTCAATCCTGATCCTGTTTCCTTTAATTCAATGTCTCGGGCAATACGCCCCATCAAAACAACTAAGTTCATATCTTCTTTCCATCCTTTAGGGTAACTCTCTTTTCGGCTACCTCACATTTTATGTCATTACCAAACATCTTGCGTGTTTGACTTCTAATCCAGTTATGAGCTTCTCTCCATTTGGGAGTGATTGATAATAATCCTTTCCAATCGCTCTTTCTCATGAAGGTGTTCATTCTTTCCTCTAGTTTGTAAAGTCTTTCTAGAACATCGGGCCTTTGTTCTAAAAACTTCATCTCCCAATCACCTAAACAATCCTCTGCGCATTCTTCTATCTCCTGTAAGAACTTCAGATACAAAGGGTGTTGATTCTCCTTTTCCTGACACATGACTAGCCTATCCTCATGTGTTCCATGCCTTTATGCTGTGCGATTGAAACTTTTGTTTTGTGGTCGCAGAGTTCGCACCAAAAAATGATGTTAACTCCATTCCTTCTTTCGCTTGGATTCCTAGTCTTAGACGCAACACAATTTTGCTTTAGTGATAAACCAAGTTGCTCCTTGGAGTCCTCTCCAAAAGGGTTTGATTTTGGGCCATGATTGATAATGTATACAGGGTACTTTTCTTCGTCTTCATATCTTGAGAAAACTTCCACTCTGTGCTGATGAATGTTTTCAGAATCACACTCACCGCATTTAAGAGTCACTTCATTATCGCCTCTGTACATTGCTCTTCTTAATTCTTCTGAGTTTGTCATAACATAACCTTTCTAAGCGTATGCTGATCTATCAACATACTTTAATAATTCGAAATCTGTAGAAATCGGTGGACAGGGCCAATAATTACCTCTAGCTCCACCAATCGTTGTGTTTTTTGGCTTCAGTCCATGCTTACGTAAAATCGCTCCAATCTCTCTTGAAGCCTTACCACTGCAGTCCCTCCTTCCAGTTAAGTTTTCATAAATGTCTGAAACCATTGTGTAATTTTCTCTTTCATTAGAACCCCAATCGAACATTTTAAGAATGCCTTCTTCCCAGCTTTGAATGGGTTCAAACTCTTTTAATATCTCTTGAAGCTTCTTTTCATCTTTAGAGTCAAGAAGCCAGGAGCCAACTCCCTTGGTCTTGTACTCAAAATATGCCTGTGCATAAACTTGTTGTAAGTTGATTTTATGTGACCAGTCCAGCTTCTTCACTGGAAATACCCACCATCTTGAGTTACCTGTTGTGTCATTCAGAAATTCTTTGTCGTTCACAGATGCACAAAAAATGGTTTGCCTTGGAAATCTCTTCCAACTTTTACGATAAGGTAAGCGCAACAAGTCAACAACTGTAGTAATAAATGCCTTCAGCTTTGCAATATCGGTCTTCCTGAATGTTGCGTCAAGTTCTCCTAGTTCTGTTATCCAGCCACAGATTGATTCGTATCTTGAGTCTTTGTCTTGTAGGTTTAAACTGGCTCCAGAGTAAATGTACTCTGATAACTTCTTTGGTAGTAGTCGCATGATCCAGGAAGTTTTACCCACAGACTGTTCACCTTGTAGAACTAGAACGCCCTTGGTAAATGCGTCTGTACCCTTCTCAAAGAGAATCGCAACTGCACTAACCAGCCACTTTGTAAAAAGCTTTGCAAAAAACTTTTTGTCATCTTCTGTTATATGATCCTGAAAAGTAATCGTCTCAAAGAGTTCTTTGACATAGTCTCGTTCCCCGTCCCAATCTGAAGAAAGAACCCATTCCGCTATGGGGTTTTCTTCGTTTTCTGGTAAATCGCAAACAGCGTTTACAAGTTCACCAGCTCTCTTAGTGCTTAGAGTCATTTCATAATCAGAGGCATACTCTATTATTCTCTCAATGTGGAAATCGTTTAGTCTTTCCTTCTTGCCTTGGTACTCAAAAAAGAAATCTTTTAAAACAGTGTTTAGCGTTATCTTGATACCCTTCATAGCTAAAAGTGCTTGAAAGTTACATAATAGAGCCTTTGGCTTACCTTCCTTGTTCTTTCTTTTGAAATACTTGTTCTGCGGTGCATACTTTGCCAGTTCTTCTTTTGTGAACAATGCTAGAAAGTCCATGAATCCGTAATCTTGGCACTTGTTCGCATGACATGTAATCTTGGGCCACTGTCCATCTTCCTGGATGAATGCACAGGAACTTATCTCCTGATCGTGTTCATGCCAAGGGCAATCACAACGAGTAAAACCAGACGGCTCTTTTTCTCCGTACTTCAGGCCTTTGGCTTCTAACAGGTCTTCAATAACAAGATTCTTGAAGTCTATTCCTGCCAGAGCTTTCGATGCACTAACCTTAATAGTCTTAAACTTTTCACCCGATTGGCTCAATTCAAGGGGCATTCTACCCTTTACATGGGAAGGGTAGAACCATCCTTGCTCTGCACAGTAAGACTTTTCATCAATGCAGTCCTTGTATTCATCTATACCCAAAAACTTAATGAGAGCTTCCACAGTTGGCTTGAACTCGTTTATTGTGCAGGGTTGATCCAATGGGAATATGGCTCTAATTTTATGTAGGTCTTGGGTGTGACTCCTGGTGGTGTGCATAGAAAATTCTAAACCTGAGTCACAGAACCATTCTTCGCAGTCCTCCCAAGTAATGTGATTCCCCCCAGATTGGTTATCAATATCAAGGACAACCGCATGAGTTCGGATCACATTTGTCTTTTTTCTGTAGTTTGCACGAAATTGCGTGAACGAATACTGAGGCGCACCGTTATCTTTTGAATGCTTTAGTGCAATTGATTTAGTTGGGAATGGGGCTTTGTAGCCTCTAGGGTTCTCTTTACTCTTGAAATGAGTTACAATCATCGTATAACCTTTCAAAGCCTTCGGTTTAGTTTTGCAGACAGCCGAGGGCTTTATTTTTTTTCGACTGCCTAAGAATATACAAAGTTCTCAGTAGAGAAGCAAGCATACATTCTACCCCAGATCCCCGACGCATGACCCCTCAGATATTCATTCACCCACAAATTAGTTCAAGATTTGTGACTTTTTTGTAAGTTTTTTGTGACCCTCTAGGGGTATTGAATACTGGCATCTCCAAGCTTTTAACAAATTACTGAGAAAAATAAGGTTATTAAATATTATTAAGAGAAAGGGGTAGTTATTAAGTACAGCGGATTATATAAGTATATGGTTTACAAGTTTTGTCAGTTTTTTCTCAGTAATTTGTTAAACCTATCGGAGAACAGCTCTACCAAAGGGATTGAGGGTCACAAATTTCTCACAAAAAACCCACAAATTACAAAACTCTTTTGTTAACGTTGGTTGAATTGGCTTTTGAGAAGGGGGAAAGGGGGGCAATAAAAGAATTTTTTAAATACCCCTATACAAAATCGTAATATTTGATAGACTAACGGAATAGTACAAAGAACCTTTTCTTTCTACTTTCTTGCAGTGGCCCTGGGTTGATTGGTTGGAATGGATCGCCCGGGGTTTTTCTTTTGTGGTATAATTTTGGTATGGCACGTTTAGCAAATCAAAGACATGAGCTTTTTTGTCAGGGAATAGCAAGAGGTAAGAACCAGACTCAAGCATACATTGACGCTGGCTACAGTAAAGCAAATGCGACACCCAATGCAGCGAGGCTGATAATAAATGATAATATTCAGACTAGAATTGAAGAACTACGGGAAAAAGCGGAGAAAAAGAACGAGTTAACCCTTGAGTGGTTAATCGAGCAAGGCAAGGAAATGTATCAAGAGTCCAGAGAGGCACGAGATAGGTCTGCTGCCGCTTCATTCTATGACAAGCTTTGCAAGATTCGTGGAGCTTACAGCCCAGAAAGACACGAGCATGATGTTTCAGTATCAGGTATAGACATTGACTTCATAGAGCCTGATGACGAGGACTAAAGTAAACCTTCCAAAATACGCCAAGCCTTTATTCAAGCCAGCGAGATACAAAGCAATCCATGGCGGTAGAGGTTCTGCGAAGTCTCACACGTTTGCCAATCTGGTTTCAATCCTTCACGCTCAAGATCCGAACAGGAAAACAGTAGGCATTAGAGAAATTCAAAAGTCTATCAAGCTCTCAGTGAGGCAGTTGATAGTTGATAAGATCATCGAGAACAACTTCCAAGACCTGTTTGACATTCAGGATCAGCAAATCAAAAGCAAGCGAGGCAAGGGAATTATTATCTTCCAGGGGATGCAGAATCACACAGCAGACTCTATCAAGTCCCTTGAAGGTTTCGATTGTGCTTGGGTTGAAGAAGCTCAGACATTGAGCCAGAGAAGCTTAGACTTATTGCGTCCGACAATCAGAAAGCCAAACTCAGAACTTTGGTTTAGCTGGAATCCAAGGAAAGATACGGATGCGGTTGATGCCTTCTTACGTTGCGAAAAACCTCCAGAGAATCTAATTATCATCGAAGCGAACTACAATGATAATCCTTGGCTTCCTGATGTGCTGAGAAAGGAAATGGAGTATGACAGATCAAGGGACATTGACAAGTACCGACATGTTTGGCTCGGTTCTTATAATCTCAACTCAGAATCCCGTGTCTTTAAGAATTGGAGAGTCGAAGAGTTTGAAACCCCAAAAGATGCCTTCTTCAAGTTCGGAGCCGACTGGGGCTTTGCGGTTGATCCGACAGTTCTTATCAGATGCTACCTTGAAGGCAGAACATTGTTTGTCGATCATGAAGCCTATCAAGTGGGTTGTGAGATTATTGATACTCCTGAACTGTTTCTAACGATTCCAGAGTCCGAAAAGTGGCCTATCGTTGCAGACAGTGCAAGACCTGAGACAGTTTCACACTTGAGAAAGCACGGTTTCCCAAAGATTCAGCCAGCAATTAAAGGCAAAGGAAGTCTTGAAGATGGCGTAGAATTCCTAAAGTCTTTTGATATTGTCGTTCATCCGAGATGCCAGCACACGATTGACGAGTTGACCAATTACTCTTATAAAGTAGACCCTGATACAGACCAAGTAACAAGCGTTCTCGAAGACAAGCACAATCATGTCATTGATGCTTTGCGATATGCTTGCGAGGGTGCAAGACGATTGAAGAGAAGGCCGGGAAACCTACCGAGGAAAGTGCAGGGGACTTATGATCCGTGGGGAATGTAATGCAGACAGTGAAGATTTTAGAACATTTTGAATTCAGTCCAGACGAAGAGACAGAAGTCCTGGTCAATCCTGACCATGTTCAGGTTGTGAAGGACAGTCAATTTATGGTCGGTGGGCATTGGTTTACTTGTGCTGGAGAGAATCCATTCATGAAGAAAAAGAGAAAGCGCAAGAGCAAAACAGATGATGAACCGCTTTTAGTCTTAGACGATTAGCATAAAAAACATTATGATTGTATAGGGGAACTTATGAAATCAGCAAATAACTATAGATGGAGTCCGAGAGCTGGGAAGAAGGTTGTGCGCAAAGTGACCAGCTTTTTCTTTGGTGAACCACAACAGCCACAATTGCCAATGCTTCCACCACCTGCACCGATTGAAGCTCCTGTCGTTGAAGAGCGAGAGGATATGAGTAAAGAGGTTAGGCGCAGGGAGGAACTAGTCAAGCAAGAATCAATGGATCGAGCAAGACAAAGGAAGGGAAGACTGGCAAGCATTATCGCTGGCAAGTCTGGTGGACTAGGATCAAGTCAAATTCAAACAGTATCAAAGCAACTTTTGGGGGAATAATGAGCTTCATTGCACAAATTGTTACAAATGGAACGGCAGCCGGGTCTGTAGAATGGCCTGGAGGACAAGGGAAATTCTATGCTCATGCGTCTACTGCGTGGGGTGGTGACACTCTCAAGCTTCAGTATTTGGCTGATACTGATGGGTCTACTGACCGCTGGGTTGATGTTGATGTATCCAGTCTCAGCGATAATGACATGCTTGGGTTTTTCTGCCCACAAGGAAGACTCAGAGCAGTAAAGACAGGAACAGGCTCAACTGGTCTTGATTCTTGGGTTGCAAGAGTCATGACATAAAAAGGGGGCGTGATGAACGCTGACAAGATTATCAGCCTCCAGGGACACTTGGAGACTCAGAGAACCAACTTCGATAGCCATTGGCAGGACGTAGCCGAATACGTTGCACCAAGGCAGAACTATTTCCAAAGCACAAGAACGCAAGGTGAGAGAGTCAATCAGAAGATTTTCGACTCTACTGCAATCATTGCAAACAATCGCTTTGCAGCTTCGATGTCTTCTCTCATGACTCCAGCCAATCAAATCTGGCACAAGCTTATCCTTGCTAAACGACAAGAGGCAAGCCAAGCAATCAAAGAGTATCTTGATACTTTGAATGAACTTCTGTTCTCTTTTCGGTATCGGGCAATGAGCAACTTCGGAACCACTACCAATGAAGTCTACCTCGACTTGGGGGCTTTTGGTAACGGTGTGATGTTCACTGGCTACGATATTGGGAAGGGCCCAGTTTATACAAGTTGCGGTCTTGAGGGTATGTACTGGCTCACTGATGAATTTAGAAGAATCAATTTAGTTCATCGTCGATACAAGATTACCTCACGCCAGATGCTTGAGCAGTTCGGGGAAGATGCTTTACCTGATATGGTCTTGAAGGACTTGAAGAAAGACGGCATGAAAGAATGGGAAATCATTCACGCAGTCTATCCGAATCAGGAAAGGGAAGAAGGGCGTTCTGACTTTAAGGGTATGGCTTGGCGTTCTTATTACGTCCTACGTGGTTGCAATGACACAAAGCGCATTCTGTCTGAGGGTGGCTACAGGACAATGCCTTACTCAATTGCTCGCTATTCTGTAGCCAGTCAAGAGACTTATGGTCGATCCGTAGCTATGGAATGCTTTCCAGACATTAAAACAGTCAATCAGATGGGCAAGACAAATCTAAGAGCTGGACACAATGCGGTTGAACCTCCATTGATTGCTAGTGAAGACTTGAACATTGGATTGAAAATGTACCCTGGTGCTATCAATTATGGCGGTATTGATTCAATGGGGAATGATGTTGTGAAGCCATTGCTCACTGGTGCAAACCTTCCAATTGCTTTGGAACTTGAGAATCAAAGGCGACAGTCTATCAATAATTCTTTTCTTGTGAACTTGTTTCAAATCCTTGTGGAAGGCCCACAGATGACGGCAACCGAAGTGATGCAAAGAGCGCAAGAGAAGGGTGTGTTACTTGGCCCCGTATACTCAAGAATGCAAGCGGAGTTCTTTGGGCCATTGATTCCAAGAGAGTTGGACATTCTTGATATGCTTGGAGTTTTACCTGAACCTCCTGAAGAATTGCTCGAAATGGGCGCAGAGTATGAGGTGGAATATCAGAGCCCACTAGCCAAAGCAGCGAAATCCGAAGAAGGAATAGCAATCTTGAGAACTCTTGAGGCTGCTGCACCATTGGCTGAGATTGATCCTGATGTTGCTGCACTAATCAAAGCAGAGGAATCAGTGAGAGAACTTGCGAACATTTACGGAATGCCAGCTAGACTCTTGAAGTCTGAAGAAGAGATGGAGCAATACAGACAAGCAAAGAATGAAGACATGGAAATGCAGCAAATGCTACAAGCTGCCCCAATTGCTGCGAGTGCTGCGAAGGATTTAGCACAAGCACAACAGATGGAAGTTATGGAGCCAGATGCGATATTAGGAGTTGAATAATGTCAGAAAAGAAAACCACAAAGAAAAAGACAGTCAAGAAAGTAGAAGCACCAAAGGCAAGCAGTACAGGAGTTTGCACTTGGTATGACATAAGCAAGGGAACAGAGAAATTCCTGGAAATTGCTGGTCTTGCTTCAGGTGCAGCCAAAGGTGTTTTTCCTAACGCAGTGAGAGAGGATGCTTTCAAGGTTGTTGTTACGATCGAGAAGGCATAGTGGAAGAAAAGAAGAAGATAATATCAGCGTATCAATCCTTATTTGATGCGTCGAATGAGAGTGCAAGGATTGTTAAGTCAGACTTGGCAGACTTTTGTTATTTGCTTCAATCAACCACTCAATCAGATGATTCTAAAAAAGTTGATCCAATTGCAACAGCCCGAATGGAAGGCAGACGGGAAGTAATGTTGCATATATTGAAGTACATGAATGTTAATCTTGCACAACTTGAGTTAATGATTCAAGCGCAAGAACAGGAGGCGAGAAAATGGAAGTAGAAGGACAAGTAGCAGAGGCTACCCCTGAAACACCAACAGAACCAGTACAAGCACCACAAAGCTGGTTTGATTCATTTGAAGATGGAGATTTGAAGGGCTTTGTTGAGGCTAAAGGGCTCAAGAGTGCAGAGCAAGCGGTTAAGAGTTACCGAGAAGCTGAGAAGTTTCTAGGCGCACCAAAGGACAAGCTTTTGAGGTGGCCTGATGAACTGAACGAGGAAACACTTGCGCCAATCTATGACAAGTTAGGCAGACCTGAAAGCCCTGAAGGTTATGAGTTTCTAAAAACAAAAGAAGGTCAAGTAACCGAGTTTGGGAAGAACTTTGGAGAGTTATCCCACAAAACTGGTTTATCAGTGGATCAAAGCAAGGCAATCTTTGAATGGGCGCAATCTCAAGAGCAAGCAATGCAGGAAGCAGAAGCCCAGGCTTTAGAGGTTAGTAAATCAGAGTTGAAGCAGGAGTGGGGGCAGAATTACGACAAGAATCTATCCCTTGCCAGACATGGTGCAAAAGAGTTCGGAGTATCTGAGGAAGATATTAACAGCCTTGAACAAGTTCTTGGACACAAAAAGACGATGGAGCTTTTTGCGAGAGCTGGTGAGCGGTTTGGAGAACATGAGTTTAAAGGGAATCCGCTTAACAGCAATCAGCAATACACGCCACAAGGAGCGCAAGCGCAGCTTGAATCTTTAATGAATGACACAGAATTTATGAAGAGAATCCAGGCAGGAGATACCAAGGCAATTGAAAAGCATTCCCAGCTTGTAAAGATGGTCGCTTTGGGATAATATAAGTCAATCCTTTTTTACTAGAGCGCATTTAGAGTTTAGCCTCCTTCGGGGGGCTTTTCTTTTTGCTGTTGACATTTATTCACAATGAGTTCACAATATAAGGTGAACAAGTTCGGTGGATAACCAGTCAGGCCCACTTCCAGTTCATTCACAGCCCCCAGACGGGACAAGCTAAAACCAAAGTCAATTTGTATTAGTTTAATCCCTGGAGGGGAAAAATGAGTCAAAATATTACCAATTTAATGGTGACTCAATTCCAGGCAAACTTGCGTCTAGCAGCTCAGGCTATGGACTCTCGTTTGATGGATTGTGTCGAGATTGAATCAGGTATTGAAGGTGATCTTTCAAGTCCTGTAACAATTATCGGAGCTTTAACAGCTCAAAAGAAGACAAGCCGAAACAGTGACACCGTATACAGTAACGTCGATTATGATCGTAGATGGTATGAGCCAACTGCCTATCAACTGTCTGACCTGTTTGACTGGGACGATGTAATCAAGGTTTCTGGTCCGTATGACCCAAAATCTAATGTTCTTCGTGCTTTCGTTGCTGGTTTGAAGCGTGCTTGTGATGATCGAATCCTTGCAGCCATGTTTGCAACTTCGAAGACTGGTGTTAAGGGTGGAAGCACTACTTCTTTCGATTCTAACAACATCGTGCCATTGGCAACTGGTGGGGCAAACTCAGGTTTGAACGTAGCCAAGCTGAAGGCAGGAGTTGAGATTTTTCTCGGCAATGATGTTGATGAAGAAGATATGCTTTATTGTGCAATCACTGCACGACAAAACAAAGAACTGTTGAAAGAAATTGAAGTTCTCAAGTCTGACTACCGACAGACCGCAGTTATTGAAAATGGAAGATTGAAGTCCTTTATGGGCATCACCTTCAAGCATGTTCAATGGCAGAATGCTTCCCGGTATCCAGATGCAAACTCCGGTTTGATTGACGGATCTTCTGATTTCTTGGTTCCAATGTGGGCAAAGTCTGGTGTTGCTTTAGGTCTTTACAAAGACATTGAAGGCAAGATGGACATTATCCCAACAAAGAACTATTCAACTCAAATTTACGCAAGCAATATGGTGGGAGCTACTCGAACCGAAGAGGAAAAAGTAGTTCAAATCGTTTGTTACGGTAGTTAATAGGGGGAACAGAAAATGGCTGTTACTACACAAAATTCGACTGAATACGCTGAATTGATTACCGATCCACCTGCTATCCAACCTGGGGACGAGTACACTGGGAAAGTTAGAGTTCTCAAGTTCTCTTTCACTCAGAGTGGTGCAGGTGATGCAAACTCTCTATTGAATCTTACTCAACTTCCTGCCGGAAGATGGGCGATTCAAACAGGGTTGTCCAAAGTTAAGTTTGATGCTTTTGGTGCAAGCAGAACTTTGGACGTTGGTCACACTGGATATACTGAGCCTGACGGTACTGCTGTTCCTGCTGATGAGGACGCTTTTGCTGCTGCCTTGGATGTTTCTTCTGCTGGTACTGCATTCATGGATGCAGGTGATGGGATGGTTCGTGTGATTGATTCGATCAATCCTGTGGTGATCCAGGCAAAGGTGGAAGCTGGAACTATTCCAGACACTACTAAGGTTTTTGGTTTCATCACTGCGGTTCAACTGTAAATCAATTTGAGTCTGCCCTTTCGGGGGTGGACTCTCTTTCCTTATAAGGGGATAAAATGGCAACTCAATACAGAGGTTTAGATCTTGGCGAAAATTATGAAGACGTTGATGCAAACACCTCAACAACTTCTAGTAATGTTGAAATATCGTATGATGATTCTGTCTACGCTGACACTGACAGCATGAATGATCTTATCAAAGGTCTTGAGAACATCATCATCTATATTAAGCAAAACGACTTCCCTAGCTAATGGCTGGCACAAGTAAAGTTGACATCGTCAATATGGCTCTAGTCAAACTAGGGCAAGAAACGATAGCTGACTTGGACGAAAACAATCCAAGGGCAAGAACCATGTCTGCAATCTATGACATTGTAAGACAGGGTTTATTGCGTCAATTCCGTTGGGCATTCTCAAAAGGAAGGGCACAGCTTGCTTCACTGACAAGCACACCTTCCTGGGGTTACACAACTGAATTTCAATTGCCGACTGACTGCCTACAGTTAATCAGCGTTGAGAATCAGGAAGACGATCCAAACTTAAACTTTTACAACTCCTATCCACAAAGCCAATACCTTGTAGAGGGTCGAAAGATTCTTATAAACGAGACTGGCCCTATCAAGATTGTCTACGTAAAAGACTTTGAAGAAGCAGGTGATTTTGATTCTGCTTTTGTTAGAGCTTTTGCTGACAACTTAGCGTTCGAAGCTTGCGAACTGATAACGCAATCAAACACAAAAAAGGAGAGCTTGAGAGCAGACTTTCAGACTTCCATTAGCCTTGCAATCAGGGCAAATGCAATTGAAAGACCAGCACAAATGCAAGCTGATACTTCCTGGACTATGATGAGGTTGTAATGCCCAAAGCTAGTCCAATTCAAACCAGTTTTAATGCAGGTGAACTATCTCCACTTCTTGAGGGAAGGGTGGATATAAACAAGTACAGTAATGGTTGCTATGAAATGCAGAACATGCTTGCAACTGTTCAAGGGCCAGCATTTAAAAGACCCGGAACAAAGTTCATTCAGTCGGTCAAAACCGCTGGAAATAGAACTGCATTGATTCCCTTCAGAGTCTCAAGAGATACCAACTATATTATTGAGGTTGGCGATCAATACATGAGGTTCTACACAAACCGTGGTTATATCACTGCTTCTGAGATTGCTACAGTTTACGATCAAGCAGACTTGTTTGATTCGGACAACATTTTTAGAATTGACTATGTTCAATCTGGTGATGTTATGTATTTGGTGCATCCAAGTTACCCGATCCAGAAACTCACAAGAACAAGTGCAACGACTTTTTCAATTGCTCAGCTTGATCCTACAGGTGGACCATTTCAAAGGCTGAACACAGGGACGAATACAATCTATGCGAGTGCTGAAACAGGCTCAGTTACTTTGACTGCTGGCTCTGCTTTGTTTACTGCGGACATGGTTGGGAGTCTTGTCTATTTGCAAGAGCAAAGCATCATTGATGTAGAACCCTGGCAGACCAACGCTTTTTATGCCAAGGGTGACAGAGCAAAGTCTGATGGTAAAAACTATGAGGCTTTTGTTAATGGTGGTTCAGAATACAGCGCAAAGACAATTACAGGTATAACTAAGCAGGACCCTGCTGTCGTTACAACTTCAGGAGCGCATGGATATTCCAACGGTGATTTTGTTCGTATTGCTTCCGTTGGTGGGATGACAGAATTAAATGATAGAGTTTTTGAGATTCAAGCGGTGACTAGCACTACATTTGAATTGAAGAATGAAGATAGCACACATTACACCACTTATACTTCAGGAGGCACAAGTACACTTGGCACTAAGTCAGAAGTGGTTAGACCAGTGCATACAGAAGGGGAGCAGTCAGATGGGCCAGATGGGGTTAAGTGGACTTATAGAGACTATGGTGCAGGAGTCGTCAAAATTACCGCTTTCTCAAGCACTACTTCGGTCACTGCTACTGTTATTGACAGGCTTCCTTCTGGGGTGGTTGGTGCATCAAATGCTTCAACTCGTTGGGCATTAGGCAAGTTTTCTATCGAGAATGGCTTCCCTGAAAAGGTTAGTTTCTTTCGTGAGAGGCTTTGTTTTGCCAAGGGTCAAGAGATTGACTTCTCTGTTGTTGGAGACTTTGAGAACTTTAGAGCTACCGATTTTGGCGAGGTTACTACAGAGAGTGCATTTACTGTTCGATTAAATTCGGATCGCATCAATGATATTGAATGGCTTTCTCCAGGTGATTCATTACTTGCAGGAACAACGGGAGCAGAGTTTGCAGTCAGCGAGATAACCACAAGTGAAACATTTGGGCCAACAAACAGCCAAGTGAGTCAACAAAGTCAACTTGGAAGCAGACCAATTAAGCCTATTAAGATAAACGATTCTACTCTTTTCATTGATGCTTCCGGATTGAACTTTACACAGTTTCAATTCTCTTTTGAATCGGAACAATATCGAGAGAATGAATTGAATATTCTGGCAGAGCACATTACAGAGGGTGGATTGATTTCGAGTGCTTATCAGCAGAATCCAGACAGAATCATTTGGTTTGTTCGATCTGATGGTGTTTTGATTTCTTGCACATACAATCAAAGTCAGGACGTTACAGCATGGGCAAAGCATGTTATTGGTGGTTCTGATGTTGTTGTGGAAAGTATCGCCGTGATTCCTACTCCTGATGGTAGATCTGATGAACTTTATTTGATTGTCAGTAGAACTATTGACGGTTCGACTACTCGCTATATTGAGTATTTGGATCAAAAGTTTTCTAGTTCAGCATTGAGCGAGGATGCCTGGTTTGTCGATTCTGGATTAAGTCTAAGCTACACAGCGACAACAATTTCAGGTGCAACAAATGCAAACCCTTGCGTGGTAACTACTTCAAGCGCACATGGATTATCAACTGGTCAAACTGTTAAAATTTACAATGTTGAAGGGCTAACAGAAATCAATGGAAACTGGACAGTCACAGTATTGAGCACTACTACCTTTGAAATTGACGGATTGGATACCACTAATTTTGATGTTTATACAAGCGGTGGTTTTGTCAGAAGAACAGTAACTTCTATTAGTGGGCTTTCTCACTTAGAGGGCGAAACTGTAAAGATTTGGGCAGACGGCGCAACTTTACCCGATGAAACCGTATCCAGTGGTGCAATAACTCTTGATGAGCCAAGTAGTAACATCATTATTGGTCTTGGTTATAGTGCCATTCTAACAACAATGAGAGTTGATGCAGGTGCAGCCGATGGAACAAGCCAAGGCAAGACAAAAAGAGTTAATAATGTGACTGTAAGACTCTATAGAACTATTGGGTTAAAGTATGGGCCTGAAGGTGGGACACAAGACACAGCCGATACAAGAACCTTTCAAGATAACTTTGATGAAGGGATACCTTTGTTCACTGGTGATTTGTTTTTATTGTGGCCTGGAAACTCAGAGAAGAAAGCAAGATTGAAGTTTGAAAGTTCTGATCCTGCACCATTTACTCTGATTGCAATAATGCCACAGCTACACACTCAGGATAGATAGATAATGTATTCTTTTGAGAGATTTAAGGCAGAACATATTCTTGAGATGGAAGTCCACGAAAGCCAGAGTTTTAAGCTTGACGGAACCACTAAGGAAGAGTGCTTGGAAGCTTACAAACAAGCAGAGAGTTTCAATCAAGTGGTGAAGCCACAAACAATTCGGATCAGAAATAAAATCATTGCTTGCATGGGTCTTTTGAATCTGTCCCCTTGGCGTGGAGAAGTTTGGTCAGTGATGGGAAAAGACTCAGGTGATCACATGGTTTGCATCACAAGAGAAGCAAAGAACATGATTGAAGAAGCTCAAGAGCATGGAGTGCATAGGCTGGAATCTATCGTTGATATGGATTTTAAAGAGGGGCACAAGTGGATGACACTGTTAGGTTTTACTCCAGACGGGATTCTGAGGTGTTATAATCAAAACAAGTCTGATGTATTGATGTATTCAAAGGTGGTGAAGTAATGGGAGTTCCTCAACTTTTACTTGCTTCTACTGCTGTCAGTGCTTACGGGTCTTACCAACAAGGCAAAGCGCAAGCAAGACAATATCAGGCTCAAGCTCAGATTGCACAAAGACAGTCAGAAGCAGAAGCGAGAAACTACGAAAGACAAGTCCAAACTGATTTGTTTAATGCCAAACTTGCAGAACTTGATGCTCAGTCTGTCATGGCTGCTACTGGTGCAAATGAAGATACTCAAAGAAGACAAGCCCGACAGATTCTAGCTGCTCAACGTGGCGCAATGATTCAGGCTGGTACTGCTGATACTTTCTCAGGACAGATGCTTTTGGATCAAAGCTTAATGGAAGCTGAAAGAGATGCTCTCAATATCCGTTATCAGGGAATCATGGAAGCAAGGAACATCGAGCAAGAAGCCCAGAATCTTAGAATGAGCGCAGAACAAGCAGAGATAAACGCCCAGACTGCTAGAGCATTGGGTACTGCTGGTGCTGCAAATCTGCAAGCAAGCGCAACAAGCGCAAGACGAGCAGGAACAATGGGTGCAGCTACTCAGTTGCTTGGTGGTTATTACCAATACAAAAAGGGAAGATAATGCCTAGAATCCCTACATATCAATCAAGAATCAATGCTCCAGGCGCACAAAGAAGCACTAGACTTCAGCCACAACAAGAGATTACCAATCTCAATGTGCCATTAGTTCAAGACACGACAGGCGAAAGAACACAGATGATCGGGAGTGCTCTTGGTAATGCTGCAATGATTTTAAAGCAGAAAGAAGACAGGGACGGGAAACTCCGAGCAATGGAGAAGTCCAGTCAGCTTGAAGTGGATTTCACTGACTTCATGCGACAAAAGGAACTAGAGGCTACTGGTTCCGCTACTGGATTCACTAAACAAATGTCAGATGATTTTGACTCCAGATATGATGAATTGATAAGCAATGCATCTAATCAAGCTGAAAAGATAGCTTTAAAAGACGCACAAAGAAGAGCAAAGAAAAGTTTTTTGATTAGGGCTCAACAATTTGAGTTTAACAAGAACTTGGAGTTTATCCAGGGAAGCCTCACCAAAACAGGCGAAAACTTCAATACACAAGTCTATCAAGATCCGAATTTGTTCGGTGTAAAGTCTGCTGAGTTCCAAGAGTTGATTGATTCTCAAGACCTGCCAGAAGGCACTAAGCAGAAGATGAAAGACCAGTACATAAATGCTATGGGCTATTCTGCTGGAATGAGAATGGCAGAGTTTAATCCTGATGCTGTTGTTGAGCAAACCAAGCAAGGGCAAGAGTTGCCAGCATGGGCTAGAGCACTTGATCCTAAGCAGGTGCAAGCTATTAGGAATAAGGCATTGAGCGTAAACCGTGGAAACATGGTTAGTAATAACGAGGGATTTAAAAGAGAAATTGATAATTCAATCGCTCAAATGGAAGACGGATTACCACCTGATATTAGACCTAGTATTGAGCAGTTTAAGGCCGCATTTCCTAAGACTTGGGAAGATAAATACCTGAACTTTAAAACCGCTGAGCAATTTCAAGATGCCTTTTTTAATATCCAGCAATTATCACCTGTTGAAACAGAATCATATATTGAAAACTTCAAGCCGAAAAAGGGTGATGTTAATTATGCGAAGAAGCAAGAATACTTCACGAAACTAGAAAACGCAGCGCAAGACAAAGCCAGAATGATAGAGGAAAATCCAGTTGGTTTAGTTTCTCGCTTTGATCCAAAGTCCGAAGAATTAGAGAGAGCATGGCTAACAGCTCCAGAAGGAAATCAAAAGGCTATAGCTTTTCAGCAATATGCACAAAGGATGAAGGGCCAGCAAGCTTATCTTGGTAGAACCGATGCAAAGTTGCTTACTCCTAAAATTGAAGAGTCTTTAATTCAACAAGGAAATTCATTACTTGAGAAAAACCCACCCGAATACTTACTCCATTTGGATCGTTTAAAGCTTCAATCAGGGGATTATTGGCCTCAAGTGTTCAAGCAGATTTCAAGCAATCCTTCATTCCCTGACGTTGGAAAAATCCTTACTTCTATTTCTGATGTAAACGCAAGGACTGCACTTGCTCAATATGACAGTATTTCAACTAATGAGATATTTAAGGACAACAAAGACCAGAGGCAGACAATTGCTGATGCAATACAATCCAGTGAAAGTTTTCAGAACTTTGCAATGTCTTTAAATTCTCAAGCAAACGGCCCACAGGTTGAGCAGGTTTATCGAAAGTACATTGAAAGATATGCTGGTATTCTTGCGATTCAGAACAAAGGTAATAATACTTGGTATGACTCATTCACGGCTGGAAATGAAGGCGTTGAAAAAGCGATTGAATCCATGATCGACAAAGATTATGCCTTTACTCAGTTCAAGACAAATCCATCCTTGAGAATACCCAGAAAGTTTGAAAAAAATACAATAGGGCAACTCCAGCCAATGATAGACAAGATTCTATCTGATGGGGTTAGTTTGTTTACTGATAACTTTTCAGTGTACGACAAAGAGAAATTGAAAGAATTTACAAAAGAGCAAGCTTTGAAGTCTTCTACGTGGGTTCCTGTTTCTGGTGAGAAAGGTTTGCAACTTGTGATTAGAACAGACGCAGGAGTATACAAGCCACTAAGAGACAAAGAAGGAAACAAGATTGTGAAGTCTTGGGACGATTTTAATACTCTTAGATTGAACAAGAGAAAGAGTTATAGAAAGGAAGCAGAGGAATACATGCAGCAAATCTATCGTGAAGAAATTTCAGGCTCAAGGTATGGTTTAGAATGATCTTTGCTGGTGATGTTATATCCCCTACTCAAGAAGTAGACGTTTCAGACTTTCAATCAAGTCTTGGCGAGGTTTCTGCTGCTGGTCTTAATTTAGCTTATGAGTCTGGCCTGGCTTGGTCTGGTGCAATCAATACAGGTTTAACAGGCCAAAGCACTTACGGGCTATCTGCTCCTGACTCCCCCATGTTTGACCATGACACAGCTCTACAACATGTGAAGAATGCAGGACTTTCTTTTGATGTTCCCGTTGAAGGTGTATCAAGGGCAACTCTTGACTTGATGATTCAAAGAAAACGCAATCAACAAAAGTATATGTCCATCATCAATCGTGGTGGTACAGGCTCAAGCGTTGCTGCTTTAGCTGGCGGTTTCGTTGGTGCAATGGCTGATCCTGCTGCAATTCCTTTTATGTTTACTCCAGTTCCCATTCTTACTGCTAGGCTTACAAGTAGGCTTGCAATGACAGAGGGAATTCTTGGAAGGGCTGCAATACGTGCCCAGATGGGGGCTGCTGAAGGTACTCTTGGTGCTGCATTGATGGAGCCTTTGCTTGCTTCTAATCTCAAGCAATTAGGTGATGACTATACAATGATGGATTCCCTTGCCAATGTTTCTTTTGGTGCTATCGCAGGTGGGATACTTGGCCCTGGAGTTGGTGCATTAGGTGACTTCATTGAAACAAGTTTTCTTGGAAAGACTCTTGGAAAAGAAGGGTTCAAGGAATTTATGCCTGAATGGGAAACGCGGGCAAAAAGTATGCTCAATGATTTACCAGAAATTAGAAAGCAGATTGATGGTAAATTTTATGGAGAGTTGGCAGAGGTTATATCAATTCTTGAAAAGCCTGATTTACAGCCTGATGAATTTTTTGTGGCAATGTCGAGAATAGATAACTTGAAGAGAGCAACACAGCTTCAAGAACCGACTCAGCCACTAAGGGAAGGACTACCTTCTGAGATTTCAGCAATTAGAGAAGATGGTACTTTGTCTCCTTGGATTTTCGATAATGAGTTTAGGGAAGCTGTTTGGAAAAATTTAGACGATGTTAGCCAACAGGCATATCGAAACACTTTAGATTCTAGTGTTGCTCCTGATTCTGTTATTGCCGATCCAAAGACATTGAATCCAGACAGAGTATCAATTGACTCGGTTGCTCAAGTGATGCAATCAAAGACTGATGATTTGACTGGAGACTTGAAAAAAGAAAGAGAAGCCCTTGAAGCTTTCAATGCTGATAGAAGCATCTATTCTCAGAATGCGAGTATTTTAGACAAAATTGCAAATGCAAGTCCTGAGATAAAATCCAAAGCTTTTGAGATTGCGGTTAATCAAGTTAAAGAGAACAGGCCAATTGATATTTCTTCAGTGTTTGAATTTGGAGAAGGTAAGATCTCAGGCCAAGAACTTAACAAGAGAGTTCAAGAATCATTCAATGACAAGGCTAGTGAAAAAGCTGCCATTGAGATTGAAGAGAATGTTTCCAAGATGCCTGATGAGTTGGACGTTGAATACTTTGACAAGGCAATCAAAGAGAGAGAAGAAAGAGTTTCCAAGATTGTTGATAGTTTGGAAGAGGTAGAGCCTGAAGGTATTGAAATAGAGAAAGCACCAGATACTCTTCTTGATGAAATCAAAGCCTCTGAAATTCCTGATTCTGAAAAGAAAGCCACAATTGATTTTCTTGAAAGAATGAATCCAAAGTACATGGAAAATCTAGCGGTTGAGATTGGTATACCTGGAGAGTTTCAAGGGCAATTTATACCAGACTTCCGAAGAAGAACCATTCAAATATTCAACAAAGCTATTTCACAAAAGAGATTCGATAGAACTTTTATTCATGAATTCTGGCACAGTCTTTCCCAGTATTTGCCTGATGATTCTGTCAAAGCCGTTGAAATTGAATTTAAGAAAGCAAGACAAAAGTTTGTTGACTTAAATCCATACTTTGAACCGTTCATTGGTGCAGATGGTAATGTAAAAAGAGAGCTTCTAGGGAACGATTACCGTAAGTTTTTGAATCAGTTCCCGAACTGGAAAGAGCAATTTCCTAACAAGCTTCAGAAAGTTAGAGACGGCGTAAGGCTTCTTGCTAACGACGAGAACTATAGATACTTCAATCTTGATGAATACTTTGCGGAAACAATGGTTGATCGGACTTTTGATCCAAGACAATTGAATCCTGAGGTTGGTGGAGTATGGCAATCAATCAAGAACTTCTTTCAGAATGCTTATGATTCAATCCTTCGTGCAATGGGTAAGCAAGACACAGGAGTTATCTTTAGAGACTTTATCCGTGGTCGATATGATGGATTGCAGAGGGAAGGATTAGCTGATTTAAAACTAGATTTAGATTCTCCTGAATTTGATGACTTAGATGTATCATTGATTGAGAGACCTGATGAAATTGTGCTTGCAAAAATAGTAGTCCCTAAATCTAGGAGGGGTGAAGGTCTTGGAACTTTATACATGGAAAACCTTATAACTAAGGCAGACCAAGAAGGAAAAAGAATTGTACTAAGTCCATCTAAAGACTTTGGAGCATCGAGCGTTTCAAGATTGAAGGAATTTTATAATCGTTTTGGTTTTGTAGAAAACAAAGGTAAAAACAAAGATTTTAGTATTTCTGAATCAATGTATCGCAATCCAGAGCCTCAAGTCCTTAGAATGGACACAGAATCCCCAGAATTCAAAAACTGGTTCGGCGATTCCAAAGTAGTTGATGAAGATGGTAAGCCTCTTGTTGTTTATCATGGGAGTCCTGTAGAAAATATAGAAGCCTTTGAAATACCAAGAGCAAGGAAGTTTAAGGAGGATAAATTTTTAACTAGAAGTTTAGGAATATTTTTAACCGAAAATAAAAAAACTGCTTCTAAGTATAAAAAGGAAAAAATATATAGGTCATTCCCTAGAGATGGGAGGTTATACGAGAATTACCTATCTCTAAAAAACCCAAAAGTTTTTGAAACTGACTTCATTAAAACAAAAAATGGTAAGAGAGCAAAAAGGGAATCTTGGGATAAGTTAAAAGAGGAATTAGAAAAATTCTATAGAGTTGTCGATTCTCCATCATTTGCAGGATATAAGCCTGAAGTTCAATTGATGAAAGAGTATAGAAATAAGCTAATTTCTGAAGGTTATGATGGAATTATAATCAAAGATACAAAAGTTGATGCACCAAAAAAAGAGAGGATAAATCAATATGTTGCCTTCGAACCCACTCAAATCAAATCAATAGACAACATAGGCACGTTTGATCCGAATGATCCGAATATCTACAAACTAGACCTAGACACAACAGACCCTACACAAGTCTACTATGATACTGTTTCTCCTGAAGGTGTTAGAAAAGAAATGGAGAGAATGAAGCGTGTTGTTCTTGCAGTAAAACAAGACAATGCTTTGTTTGAGAAAATCGCTAACGTATGGCCTGATAAAGCGCAAGCCGAAGCCTTGATTCTTGCAGAGGCTCCAAACAAAACACCAGAGATTGCCCAGGGTATGATTGCTGAATTGGACGCAGAAATTAAAGCGACAACAAGAGCAATGCAGAAGACTGAAGTAACCTACACAGATGCACTTGCTGAAGCTGTAAAAAACATAGTTGAAGGTAATGACTTAAAAGCTAAGGAAGAGCAACTAAGGCAATTGATTAGTCTTGAGAAAAGAGTAGAGGCATACAAAAAGATTAGACGCTCAAGCGACACTTACCAAGGTGTTTATGGAATCCTTACAGGGAACTACGATAACGCTGAGAACGGGCGCATATCAATTGAAACTATCCAAAATAGAAACGTGTCAAGAATCATGGGTGGTTTTGTCTCTGATTTGAGAACAAGACAGTTATTTGATTTGTTTCAGAGTAGAGATTCAGAAGTTTATCTTGCTCAAGCTTTGCTTGCTTTAGGTGAGAATGATACCAATGCACTTAGAGCGATACCCAAGGACATTGTTGAGATTGCTGAACTTGTTTTGAAGTATCAGGAAGAAACCAGACGCATGATGAACGAAGGCGGTGCAATAGTTCGCAAGCGTTCAGACTTTATTGCTTCTCAGTCTCACGACATGCTGAAGATTAAAGCTTCATCTCCTGAAGATTATATTTCATACCTCAGAGAAAGACTGGATCTTGAAAAGACTTTTGGAGCTGGTGCGAGTGATGAACAAATCAATCAAGCTCTTCTCTTTGTTTATCAGAATTTTGTTTCTGGAAACTTCATTAAAAACACTGGCGAAGCTTCAAGCGGTAATGTATTGCCTTCTGGGATTGGTAGAAAAGTCAGCCATGCAAGGAGCCTACACTTTAAAGATGCAAGAAGTTGGGTAGAGTATCAAAATACTTATGGAGTAGGAGACTTACATACAAGCATTATCAACGGACTAATCAAAGGATCAAAGGCTGCTGGAATTATGGAAGTTCTAGGGCCAAACCATAGACAAGCTTTCAAGTCTGTAATGGATGGAATCAATTTAAAGCTGAAAAGGCAAAACAAGTTCGATCAAATGGAGCAACTGAAAAACAGGGCAGGAAGATTCGAATGGATCATGGACGAGTTAGACGGTTCCGCAAATATCCCTGTGGATGGTTTTTGGGCGAAAGCTTTATCCATTGCAAGAACTCTTGAAACTCAGAGGCTTATGGGTGGCGTGGTAATGTCACAGCTTGGTGATTTGGCTGTCGCTGCTTCAGAATTGAAGTATCACGGTGTTGATCCATTCTCACGCTACACTATTCCTATCTCTAATATTGTTTATTCTTTACCCGGAACAAAAAAAGCACAGAAGGAACTTGCGGAATCAATCGGCATTATTCCAGAAGCAATCATGGGTGACTTGCTAGAGCGTTTTGATAACGTCGAGATACCTGGAAAACTTAACGAGTTGACAAACATATTTATGAGAATGACAGGAATGAATGCCTGGACTGACGGACAACGTGCAGGACTTGGACTTGCTTTATCAAATATCTATGCAAGCATGGCATCTCAAAGTTATGCAAATCTTCCAAAGGGAACTAAGATTCTTTTCAAAAAGTATGGAATAAGTTCTGGAGTTTGGGACAAAATCAGAAGTGCAAAGCTTGACGAGATAGACGGGCGCAAATATCTAAATCCAAAGGAAATAGAAAAGATTGATTTCAATGCAGCGCAAAAGTTTAGAACTTTCCTAATGGATAGACTGTATCAAGGTGTTCTTCAACCAGACGCATATACAAGAACAATCACTACAGGCGGTGGCAAGAGGGGTACTCCATCGGGCGAAATATTTAGAACAATGTTTCAATTCAAAAGATTCATGGCTTCTATGTTTACTCAGGTATGGGGCAGGGATTTAGCTATAGGTCAACAAGCAGGTTTTGGGAAATACGGTGGCATAGGTGAATTGTTTGTGATGTCTTCCCTGCTTGGATTTATTTCCTACTCAATGAAAGAGATTGCAAAAGGCAGGGAGCCAATAAACCCATTAGAGAATCCAGGCGGTGCATTAGCTGCTGGTGCTTTGCAAGGTGGTGGAGTTGGGATATTTGGGGATTTTATATTTAACGATGTCAACCGTTTTGGGGTATCATTACTAGGGACAATGGCAGGGCCACTACCAGGTAGGGTCGAGCTTTTTGTTAAACAACTTCACAAGGTAAAGAATGGGGAATCTAGTCCTGAAGAGTTGGCTTTGTTTGGGTTTAATCAAATGAATGTTTTGAATCCATTATTAGTAGGTAGGGGGGATGCAGCTTTTAAGGCTGCTGCTGCAATCAATGCAACCAATCTTTTTTATATTCGGCCTGTTCTCAATTATTTGGTTCTTCACTCGTTACAAGAGGCAGCGAATCCAGGATACTTTAGAAGGCAAGAGAGAAGACTTAACAAAGAGGGAAGAGATTTTTTAATCAGACCGCTATAGGGGAAATGAAATGACAGTATCAAACAGCACATACAGAGTCAGTTACAACGGGAACGGAAGCACTACAAGCTTCTCTATTCCGTTTTACTTTATCAATAATTCTGATTTGTTAGTAACAAAG